ATCGCCTGGTAGGTGCGACGGGCCTCGCCGTAAGACGGCGACGCCTGATCCAAGAACGAGCGCAGTTCGTCTTGTGTGTTACGCAGGGCGCTGGCCAGCTTGTCGTCGCCAGCGCGGGCGGCAACGCCAATCTGACCGCCCAGGGCGTCGTCCACGTACATCAGGCCAGCAGCACTGCCAGCTGGGTCGGTGATGTCGATTCCCTTTTCGCTGGCCAGCATCTTGGCCTTGTCCATAGCAGACTGAATCGACGGCCGCTTGAGCAGCTCTGCGATCTGGCCCTGCATGGAGTCGTCCATCTGCAAGCCTTCGGAACGCGCCTTGGAATACAGGCTGTCGGCAGTCGCATCACGCGCAGACTCAAAGAACTCGCGCTTGCCGTCGTTGCCCGCCAGGTCATCCAGCACGCCGCGATAGCCTGCCACCTGGCGGCCGCGTGCCTCTGCCAGGGCAGACGCGACGTCGGGAGAGCTGGCGGCCGCGCCGCGTTGCAGCTGGGCAATGCCGGGGTCCATCGTGGCCTCGGCCAGGGTCGGGTTCACACCAGGCACCAGCTGAACAGGCGCTTGCGCGGCCGCCCGCACCTTGGCTGGGTCAGTGGCAAACCGGTCGAGCGTGCGCTTGAGCACCCGCTCGCGGCCAGCGGCCGTCAAGGGCTCCAGGGCGGCCTTTGCGCCGCTGTACGTGGCCGACAGCACCCTACCCCCTACCTCACCGGCAGCGCCTGTCAGAGCGCCCAATTGAGCGCCGCCAGACATATCCTCTGGTGTCAGCGCGGCACCAACGCCTGCGCCAGCAGTTGCCGCGCCGATGTACGGAGCCGAACCGCGTGCGACCTTGGCGCTGGCTTGTGGCAAAAACCGAGCGCCAGCACGCACGCCCTGTGTGACGGCCTGCTGGGCACGATAGGCTGGCACGGCTGTGAGCGCCACATCGCCCACAAACTTACCAGCCTGGCCAGCGCCGGTGTTCATCAGCGGCTTGTCCAGTCGCTCGTCCTCGGCGGCCTTTTCGGCCGTGTAGTCACCGATGCCAACCATGTTGGCCACACGCTTGCCCGAGCGGCCCAGGTCGGCAAACGTCTTGCCAAGACCTGCCAAGAACTTCTCACCCGTGCCCATGCCCTCGGTCGGGTCCATGCGCTGGGTGTCGTACTCGATGCGGTTGTAGAACCGCGAGGCGGGAATATCGCTGTAGAACTTCTTTCGAAAACCAATCAGGAACTGGTCGTCGTTCAAGTCCGCGTACATCGGATACTGCTCGCGCAGAGAGGACAGCTTGACCTTTTCCATCAGTTCTTACTCCCGCGAATGCCGAACGGGTCGTTGTTGTTGGCTGCGGGAGCTCCGGCCGCGTTCTGAGGCAGGGCTCGACCGGCGCGGGCCTGCAGCGAACTCATGTACACGGCGTAGGCGTCGGTCTTTTGCTTGACGTTGCCAGGCTTGTCACCCAACTGAGGAACAAGCTCAGCAATTTTTTGACGGGCCTCTGACTCGTTAACGCCCGCGCCAGTGGCCGCACGCAGCAAAGCCTCGGCCATCGAGCTTGCGGCCTGCACAAACATCTGCCTGTCTTCAGGGCGCAGGGTGTTGGCGATGTCCTCTCCGAAAAGCGGAATCGCACCGGTCCCGCGCTCCACGATGGTTGGGTAAGCCGCTCCAGGATTGCGCGTGACAATCCTTGCCATGTTGCGGCGAGCGTTGTCAGCCTGGAAGAACCAGCCAGCTGCCTTGCGCTCGTCCTCGCTTGGCGTTCCTGCAGATTTGGTGACAGGGTCAGCTGGACCGCCAGGAATAAACGTCAGCGCGGGCTGGCCGTCAGCAGCAGTCGACCACTGGTAGCCAGCCGGGGCACGTTGTGGCCCGTTTGCTGCTGCGTTCGTGGCGTTCATGCGGCCGGTCTGCGCCATGTATGTGCGCAGCTCGTTCATAAACTTGTCTTGCTGCGCCCGGTATTTCTGTTGCTCTTCCCGCGTCTCTGCATTGGCCGCCATCGTCTCGTAGGCCTTGGCCTGCTGCAGCAGAAACTCGGCCTTCTTGTTTTGCCCGACCTCGGGATCTTTCAGGAACTCGCCTTCGGCCGTGATGACGCCGCTGCCCATCTTCATGGGCTCGCGGGCGGCCGCAGCCCTTTTGAGGTACTGCTGCTGCACAGGCGCAAACTGCTCGCCTGCGAACTGGGCAGCCAACGCGTTGAGCATGTCCCCCTCGCCCTGCTCGCTGCGCTGCCGGGCAAAGTTCTGAAACTGCGAAAAGTCTGGCTCCCTGTCGTACAGCTCGCTGCCCTGCTTGTACAGGTCGGCAGCCTTGCTGCGGTACGAGTCGATCGCGTTGGGCAACACGCTGCCCTGGCCGGGCTGCACGTTGGTGGACAAAACGCCGCCGGGCGACTGAATCCTGGCTCGCGTTTTTCTAAGCAGTCCGGCTTGCGGCTGCTCCTCCTCGTTGTTGAACAGGGTGTAATCGAGCATGATCAGGCCTCATTGCCATACGTCGGCAAGTTGCCGTAAGGGTCGCCCATGCCTGCGGAAGGCATCGCGCCGCCAGCACCCCCGCGACGGCGCTTGCGCAGGTCTTCCAAGGCCATGCGCTGGCGATCGTTCATGCCGCGCATCTGAGCATCCACACCCTTTTGGCCTTGACCTGCCATGTAGGCTTGGCCAAGCTGACTGACAGCGCCAGCGATGCCCGGCGACACGTAGTGCTTGCCGACCATCTCGCCTTGCATGGGAGCCATCGCGTTGCCGCGCAGGGCATCAACCATCGCCTGCCTCTTTTTGAGTTCAGCCTCTTCAGGGCGCATCTGGCCCATCTGGATCAGATACTCAAACATCATGTCGTTGTTCATTGCAGACCTCCGTAGTTCACTGTCAAGTAGCCGCTGGCGTGACGCTTGACCAGGTCAGGTCGCACCGCTTGCACCTCTTGGGCAATCACACCGCGTTGCGGCATTCCCATCATTGTGTATTCGTAAATGCCCACGCCAATCGCGTGCGTGCCCACTCGCTTGACGTTGGACTTCAATCGACGGTCAGAGAACATGAACGCAGCAGAGCCGAGCTGTGCACCAGCACCCAGCAGGCTGTTCATGCCAGCCTGCTGTGCGTTGTACGCGCCCAGCTGTGCGTCGTACTGGTTCTGCATCGCGCCCATGATGTTGGGCGTTTCTGCACGACCAGCCGCGTTAAATGTGGGCATGTTGGGCATCTGCACTTGCTGGCCAGACAGCAGCGCGTTCATCTCGTTCAGAGACATGCCGCGACGCTGCATCTGCTCAGCAATCGCTTGCTGGCGCAGTTGGTTTTGCTGGTTGGCGTATTGCTGGTTGAGACCGTACTGCTGGCCCATCGCCTGGTTCTGAGCCTGCATGCGGCCAAGATCCAGCGCAGAGGCTTGGCCAAGCGCTTGGTTCTGGAACTGAGCCGCGCCCAAGTTCTGCTGGTAGCCCTGCTGAGCCGTGCCCATCTGCATGTCGTACAAGCGACGAGCTTCATTGCCCGACTGATCCAAGGCGTTGAAGCGCTCCATCGACTGGCGCTGGTTCAGCTCGTTCAGTGCACGGTTGTAGGCCTCGGAGCCTTGAGTAAAGCCCTGGTTGGCCAGCTTGGTCTCAAGCTGCCCTTGCTGATAGTCGTGCGTGGGGCGCATGCGATCCATCAGCTGGTTGGCCACCGTATCGCGGAAAGACGAGTCAACTTGAGGCAAAGGGTTGCCAAAGTTAAACGACGTGGACAAGCCGGGCGTGTAGTCGGTCGTGCCAGTCTGCAGGCTGCCAACGGGGTTAGCCGAGGTCAACGCGGGCAGCGACGAGTAATCCATCGGGCGCGAGTAATCGCTGGCCACGCGGTTCATGAACGAGCCAGCCAGATCACTGCGACCCGCTTGGATGCCCATTTGATCGTCAAGCGCCTGCTGCAGGCCTGGTGCCAGAGAATTGTTCTGCGTCCAGTTGGTCACAACTTGACCGGTCGCAGGATCTTTGACGGCCTGAGTGCCCCATGTCTGAGAACCAAACGGCGTGTTGATCGTCGGCCGGTTGGCGTAGTTCTGCGTGTTCAGGTTCTCTTTGCTGAGCTCACCCTGAAGCTGCGTCGCCCCCATGTAATCCGGCGCGGCCGGTGCACTTCCTTTTCCACCCATGTCAGTTCTCCTTGATCCAGCGGCAGTCCTCTGCCTTCATTTCAAACATCACGCAGTCCACTGTCTGCGCTATTTCCTTGAATCCCATCTTCGGGATGAAGCGCAGGGCTTCCTCGTTGTCCTTGTACGGAAGCGCATACACAGCACTCTTGCCGCACTCCTTGAACGGGTACTTGAACGCCCCGCGAATCAGGTCTCTGGTCATGCTGTGAGGGCCGTCAAATGCAACGTGCATCCAACAGCCTTCATGCGTCCAAGAGTTGAACCCAACCGCTGCCGCTATTGTCCCATCGTCGCGCATCACGCCGATGGTTCTCAGGTCCGAGGACCAGGGCAAACCGACGCGCCGGTGCATCCACTCCCACACTGCAGGAGGATCGCCTGGCTTGTCGGTCACCAGGTTCATGCGTCGCCCATGTAAATGGGAGCCTGAGCCACTGGATCAGGAATGCCGCTCACCTTGCCGCCCGACAGCCACTGCTCAAAGCTGGTGTAAGGCGTTTTGGCCTGCAGCGAGTTTGTGCGGTAGGTGTTGTACGAGTTCCAGTCAGCCACGTCACCGGCAGACGCCACGGCTTGATTGATGACGCCGGGGTTGAACGCGCCGCCGCTGTTCAGGTTGAAGTTCTGGCCAGCACCAGTGCCTTCGGCAGACTGGTATCGCGTAAATCCAGGGTTGCCGGTCATGGCCTGATTGTCAGCTTGACGCAAGGACTTGATCATTTCGCTGCTGTAGTCAGCATCGCCAGCGCCGAGCATTGAGGAGGACATGGGCATGTCCAATGTTGCTTTGAAGCCGGTTGGCGAACCAGCTGCAGGGGCGTCGCCAAACTTAACTGGGCTCACAGACTTCAGCTGCTTAACGGCGTTCAAGGCCCCCAAGTTGGACTGGGAAACCCCGGAGTTTGGGAACTTGAGCAGGTACTTGTTGTATTCCTGGCCCTGCTCTGAGTTGTCGAAAAACTCGCGGCCGGACTCAAGCGTGCCACCAGCACGCAAGTGAGCTAAAGACAGCCCATAGTCAATGTCAGCGGGCGCGACGCCGAGCTCTTGCATCCAAACGTCATTGATCGACGCAGCCTCTGGCGCAGAGCGCACATAGTCGCCGTAATCGGTGATCACGCCTGTGCTCAGTGCGTTCAGCAGCTGCGCCTCAGTAAGGCCGACGTTTGTGCCAGCACGCAGGGCATCATCAAACGACAGCGTGCCGCCAGCTTGCGTTGCGGCTTCGCGCACCAGTTGGTTTACCCAATCTTGCGATCTTTGCATTACATCACCCCACCAAGTTCAGTCATCATGTGCGCAGACGTGAACACCGTCTGCGGAAGCCCGCGCACCTTCATGCGCAGCGAGCCGTAGTAACCCAAGCCCGTGGTGCCGTACCACGACTGGTATGTGTTTTGGCCCACCCAAGAGGCCGCGTTCCACACGCTCAAGTCCCAGACGCCGTTGTCGGTGTCGCTGAAGAACGGAGAGCCGCCAACAGGGCTGAGCAAGAACTGCGTGTTGATCTGCAGCTTCACGGAGGGCGCTGCAGTCGCAATGAACACCGGGCGCACCATGCCAAACTTCTTGAGCTGGGCAGGAGTGCCAAAGTTCTGGAACGACGTCTGCATGTCGCCTTCAACGTAATTGCCGCCATCCCCCAAAAGATCAGCACCATCGCGGTCCCCAAACAGGCCCTTGCATGTGAACCCGTCTTCAGTGCCAAAGTACAGCTCGCCCCCAACGATGGCCGCGCTGCGCATCGGGATACCCACAAACTGGCACCAGGCCCCCGTGGTCACGTTCATGGCGAACTGGCGGTACGTGCCACCGTCCGCAGGCAGCTTGATGATCAGCACCTCAGACGAGGGCACGACGAACACGTCGAAATACTTCTCGTCGATTAGCTTGCGCACCAGCGGCGCAAACACCGACTGAATCTTGGACGCCGGGCCGATCTGTTGGTCCTGGCTGTACTGGCCTGTGATTAGCCTGGACATGGGCACCAGGCCCAGCTCGGACACGATCATCACGTCACCGCCGAACGGGGTGAAGTACACGCCGTGGCGCGGCACAGGGCCGACGTACCAGACGCCTTTGATTTGGAACGTGGCCGCGTTGGTTGGGTCTGTACCCTCCCACACCGCCACGTCGCCCTCGGTGCCCACGGCCACCAGGTAGTCGTCGATCGACAGGCCAGCGTCCATCGTCCAGTTGATCAACGCGGAGACGTAGCCGCCGTTGCGCAAGATCGAGCCCATCGGGAACGATGTGGCTGTGCCGGTGACCGCGTCCACCGCGCCCATGTAGTACACGTTGGAGTCTTCCAGGCATGTGAACCACACGCGGCGCTTCCACACGGCCACTGTGCGCACGTTCGTCGGCAAGCCGGTGACGGTGCGTTGCAACCAGCCGCTGGTGGCGCTGTAGGTCCAGTACCCAGCGCCAGGCGAGACGGCCAGCAAGAACGTGTCTGCGGCCGTCGAAAACTGAGTGACCCACCAGGAGTCGTCGGTGCTGCCCGTGCCAGTCACGGCAATAACAGGCTCGCCGCCGTCGGTCACGTCATAGATGTTGCCGTCGACCGCGATGAAGATCTTGTCGTCGGCGTTGTCGGGTGCCTTGTAGCTGAACACCGACTCGACCGCGTCGCCTGACTCTGTCGCGGCATCGGCGTAAATCTGCCAGCCTTTGCGCAGCTCGCAGCCTTGCTGGCGCGGGATGAAGTTGGTCATCACCAGCGCATCCTGCGGCGTCATGGCCGCGATCGGGTCGCGGTAGTTCAGGCCGCCTGTGGGGGCCGCAAGAACAGCCAGCTGCGCAGTTTGTGCGGCGGCTGCCCTTCTAGGCGTCTTGAAGGGTTTGAGAGGCACCAATGGCATGGTCAGCCTCCATAACCTGTGTCAGGCGTGTTGACGAGCGGCTGGATGTACGGGAAGCGGAAGTCCTTGGCCATACTGAGCACCGGAGCACCCTTGGCCGAGCCCTTGCGGTTCTCGTAGGCCAGCTGGAAGTCGCGCATCGCTGCGCTCGAGTCCAGGCCCTTCATCTCCAACCACTTCACGCGGGTGAACAGCGTGATCAGCGTGGCATCGAGCAAGGCCACATCGCCGTTCTTGGTGATGCGGTTCTTGAACAGCGTTGGGTCGTCTTGATCGCGCACCCAGGCCTGCGACAGGTAGAACACGTTCATGACCTGTGGCGAGTTGGGAGGGGCCAGGACGTAGATCTTGTTGTCGCGCACCTGCCAGTAGAACGACAACGTGGGCAGCGTGGTGCGGATCAGCAGCTGCTGCCACATCTGTGGCGACACAGGACCGAGCGACGGGAATTGCGTTGTCGCGTTCCAGTTGGTCTGATCAATCCAATCAAAAAAGTCCTCGGGCAAAGGAAAGCCTTTTTCCTTTTGGCCGTTGAAACTAGAAGTAATTGGGATCTGGTAATTCTTGACCAGCTCTTGCCAGTCGTACATCGTCAGCAGTTCGATCCCGGCCATGTTGGCCGCCTGGACGAACTGCTGAACGGCCGGGTCTTCCGATCCGGCTGGGTCATTGGGAACAGGGAAGGCCACCATCGAGGCCACGTTCTGCACGATGGCAGAAAGGGTCGATTCGTTGACAATTTGAAAGGCCATTCCCTGCTCTCCTGTTACTCAGTCGCTTCAGCGACTTGGGGCGCGACGCTGCGCTTGGCAGGCTTGGCGCTGGCTTGCAGCGCCTCCACCATCGTGCGCAAGTTTTCAATTTCCGCATCACGCTTTTGCAGCTCGGAGTTCATCTTCTCGATCGGGGCGTTGTTGGCCGCGACCTGCAAGAAGGCTTGAGCGCG